CTACATACTATCTAAAATATCAATAGCTTTGTCATTTTCTTCTTTGAATTTTTCTTCTAGTAAATGAGAATAAATAGAAGTAGTTATGGATATGTTTTTATGTCCTAATCTTTTAGAGATATAATATATAGATACACCTTTAGCAAGGAGATAAGAGCAGTGCGTATGTCGGATTGCATGTGAAGTTATGCTAGGAATAGCTAATTTGTCACATGCTTTTTTTAATGTCTTGTTTATGGCATTTACTGAAATAAAATAACCAGTATCTTTAAATATATATCCATCATAGCTAATTGCCAGTTCATTAATTATGCTCGTTATATGTTTCATATCAGATTTTGCTATTTCTACATGGCGAGGCGATGAGTCAGTTTTATGTTCATTGATAAACAATTGGTTTTTAAGTTGATCTATATAATCTATCTTCAAGTGTCTTACGCCACTAACACGACAACCCGTGCAAATCATAATATACAAGGCTAATGCTGAACGAGTACGCTTTTGTTTTATATATTCTTTTAAACTTTCATATTCTGTTAAAGATATATATTTTTCTTTTTCACTCTTGGTTGTATTACCAGCTTTATAACTAACTTTATAGGTAGGATTTTTATTTATTAAGCCATCATATACAGCATCTTCTAAAGCTGAACGGATAGCTCCATTAGTTTTGCGTATTGTTTCTTTTGCATGATTTTCTGAAAAATCATTAATGAATTTCTGGTATATTTGTCTGTTTAATTTAGACAATTCAATATTCCCAATTTTATGATTTTGGATGTGTTGTAACGTAAAATAATAATGTCGATAAGTTGATGTAGCAACTACTGATTCTTTATAAGTTTCAATCCAATTTTTAAAATAATCTTGTAAAGTTAAATTATTATCGTAATCAAGGCCATTTTTTAACTCGTTCAATTTATCTAACCCTGCAGAGTTTGCTTCGCGCTTTGTTCTAAATCCTTTTTTACGATAACGTTTACCTTCGTGTTTAAATTCGTATTGCCATTTTTTTTTATCATAACAACGAGTCTGCATACTATCCCTCCTAAAAAAAGATAAAAATATATAGGGCATAGTTAAATGCCCTAAAAATTATTTCTGTAGCGTTTTTAAAATCCCTTTTTTGTTTGACCAATTTAATATTGAAACTCCTTCATAATCTGCTGCTTGTTTAACTCTATTAGATATAGAATTATCAACATCGTTTGCAATTATAACCATTTTAGAATCAAGATTATTTCTACTCGGTCTATTGTGTTTAACATCTCTATATGCAAAGGCATCAGAAGTTATTTTATTGAAATCTAAATTATTAGCGAAATTAAGAAGGATTTCTGGTTTTGTTTTTGTTCCTGGCAAAATAAAATCTATAGTATATTTAATTCCTGATTCTCCAGAAACAGCTACTTTTGCTGTTCCTGTTATTTCTTCATCAAATAGAAAATCATATACTTCTTCGTAAAAAATATTAGATACATTAGATTTAGCAGTTAAAGTTAAGTCGTAGACTTTTAAAATCCCTTGTATTAAATTATGTTTTGACTGAGCAAAACTATCATTTTTTACATCTGCTATGATTTCGTCATTTTCTAATGATAAGTTAAACTGATTTAAAATTGAGTTTACTAATTTATTCCTTGTTTTTGTTTCAACGTCAATGCCATACATTTCTAATTCGCTCATTGTCAAACCATCATCAGATAAGCGAATATTACCATTAGGTAATATATCAAGATATATTCTTATAAAATCATTTAAGTGATTTCTGAAGGGAGTGGTAATTTCAGTAGAACCATCTAACTGTTTATATTTGTAATTTTGCTTAATCCACTTAAAGTACTCGTCCATTTTTTGTTCGATGATCTCCATAGAATATCACTCCTCTTCATTTATAGTAATTTCGGTTTTATTATAACATTTTCACGCTTTATATTAGTATAATTCATAAAAAATTCTAATGAGTCGATAAGTTCATCGGTTAATTCAACATCGTTTAGTTCAGATAATGGTACAGCTATACCTCCGTTGCAATATTCATTTGTAAAGATATGTAAATGAGGAGTTGGTACCCTTTCATAGTTTGGAGGATTAGAATGATCAGAACCATTCACATCAAATCTTATCATGATACCTTTTTGACTAACGCTATTGAGCAGTATCGTTAAATTGTCTGGGTTTCTATGTCCCTTCTTATTAATAATTAATGTGAATTTTTCTGTATCATCTATTATATGAATTAAACCATGTTTAGTTTGTTCTCCTAAACTAGGTATATTAATGGACTGCTTTTCAAAAACTTTGATTTTATTTAATAATTTTTCATATATTTCTTGCTCCAATTCTCTATTCCTCCTTAATCTCCTTTTTTCTTTACTATAACGGAACCTTTCAACGTCTAACTCTGTTAGGCGATTTTTGATAAAAATATATAGGGCAGTAAGGACTGCCCATTGAGTTATTCTTCTACGCCATTTTCATCATATTTAGTAACATTTCCATCATCATCTACAATATATGAACCAGCAAGGTCACCATCTTTAGTATAAAAAGCAAATCCCCAATCTCCATTTTCTCTTTGTTCTGGTTCTTTATATGTGTAGGTACCAGTGTCTAACGTTTCACCTTCGTATGTTTCTACGAAATCCATTACGTTATCTCTTATAACTGTGTCAGTATCGTCTTCATAATCAGCATCTTGGTTAGATTGATTGTTTTCTATATTATCGATAGCATATTTAGCTTCTTCTTGAGTGTATTTTTCACCGGCATCAGAAGTCAATTGTTTAAATAATTGACTGTTAGACATAGGCATAATATCTTGATAATTTTTAGCGCTTTTTAATGCATTTTCTTTATAATCAGCGTCTAAGTTATCAATTGCATATTGTGCTGCTTCTTCTGGATATTGATCACCAGCACTAGATGTTAGTTGTTCGTATAATCCAGCTTTTGACATAGGCATAGCACGTTGATAGTTTTTAGCGCTGTTTAACGCATTTTTATATTCTCTACTAATATTATTATCTTTTTTGAATTCATTCGATGAATCAGAATTTGATTCACTGTTGTTATCAGTATCTTCTTTATTTAATTCCTCTTTTTTATCGTCATTAGATTGATTGTTTTCTTCTTTCTTCTTTCTTCTTATCATTTTTTGACGATGGATTAGTATCTTTCTTATCCTCTGATTTGCTTTCTTCCTGCCCACATGCTCCCAAAACTAAGAAACTGACTAATAATAAAAATAATACTTTCTTCATAATAAAATCGCTCCTAATAATTAATTATGTTATAAAAAAACATTAATATTAGTTTACAAAAACCATATTATCTTTTGTAGTATGTATAACAAAATATTTTTAACATTTTACACAATTTCGTAATTAATATACAGTTTAATTAAATTGTCGTTTAATTATTTAATTCGTATAACTTTGTATTCCGAGCAACTTATTTAAACGCACACGTGTACAAGGACACGTGCATTAATTCGTATAGTATTTTTTATTAATTTTGTAAATCTATGGTTAAAAAATTAGAGGATAACTCTGCCTGCAAATTTAACATCAGAATCTCCATAAAAATTCATATCTCCATATTTAGGATTTAGAGAAACTAAACGAATATGATCTTGGTATATGAAAACTTTTTTAACGTATGCTTCGCCATCTACAACGAATACACCTAATTGCCCACTATTAATACTTGTATTTTCTTCTACAAATATAATTTCTTTGTGTTCAAAAAGTGGTTCCATAGAATCACCATTAACTTGTAAAGCAAAATCATGAGGTGGTACAACGCCAGCGGGGTAGTTCACTGTGAATTCTATATCGTCTACTAAAGTTTCACCGGTACCTGCCGACACATAGCCATTTACATTTATTTCTTCAGTTTTGGAATCTTTATATGATTGTAGGTAAATAATATTCTCACCTTGTTGCTGCACAGAGTAATGATGTTCTGCATAAGCTAAAACGCGTTTTTGCCTCTTTTCTTCTAATTTACTCGAGACTTCGTTGATTTGTGTGAGTATATTAGGTAAACTTTTTTCATCATATAATTCATTTATAGCTACATTAAAATAGTCTGCTATAACTTTAGCTGACGATAACCTAGGTTCTTCTTTTTCGTTTTCCCATTTAGATATTTTTCCTTTTGTTAGTTTTACAACGTCAGGATATTTATTGTTTAAATCATTTACTAATTCTTCCATAGTTAAATTATTTTGTTTACGTAATCGTTTTAGACCTTTTCCAACGCCCATTTTGAATACCTCCTTAATTAACATAAGTTAATTATACATGTTTCGAAATCGAAACACAAGGAATTCCTCACAAAAAGTTATTGACGACGAAACAATAGAAATGTAAACTGTAATTAAGTTATCGGAATCGAAACAAAAAGGAGGTAACTTTTAATGGTGATAAAAACAAAAGTTCAGCCATATAACAAAATAAAAAGTTATATAGCGCTTTATGATTTAACACAAAAGCAAGTGGCTGATGATATAGGAATGAGTAGAAGTTTATTAAACATTAAAATTAACAGAATAGAAGGTAGGGATTTTTCAACATCTGAGGCTAAAATTTTGGCTGATTACTTAGGGATTAAGGTTGATGATTTTTTTTGAATTAAAAGTTTCGAAAGCGATAACTTTTTTAAAGGAGGAAGCAAAATGCAAAATTTACAAGTATTTAAAAATTCACAATTTGGAAATTTAGAAATTTTAACCATTGAAGGTAAGGAATGGTTCCCAGCAATTAAAGTCGCAAAAATTTTAGGATACTCCAACCCTCATAAAGCTGTAAGAGATCATACAAAAGAAAAGGGGGTAACGATTCGTTCAGTCCTTTCAAATGGTGGAAATCAAAACAAGAAATTTATTGATGAAGGTAATTTATACAGATTAATCACTAGGTCAAAATTATCACAAGCAGAAGAATTTGAAGAGTGGGTGTTTGAAGAAGTTTTACCCTCCATTCGCAAACATGGCATCTACGCTACTGAAAGTGTAATAGAACAAACTATGAAAGACCCAGATTACATTATCAATATTCTTATGGAATACAAACAAGAGAAAGAAAATAACTTAATTTTGAAACAAGAAATTGGTGAACTTAAACCTAAAGCTGATTATGTAGACGAAATATTAAAATCGCCAGGAACTATGACGATAACACAAATTGCAGCTGATTACGGTCTGTCTGCTCAAAAATTAAATAAATTACTGCATGAAGCACGTATACAACGTCGTGTAGGTAAACAGTGGGTTTTATACACAGAACATATGAATAAAGGTTACACAAAGTCAGAAACAATTAACATTGTTCGTTCAGATGGCACACCAGATACACAACCACAAACAAAATGGACGCAAAAAGGCAGATTGAAAATACATGAGATTTTAACTGAATTTGGTTATGAAGCTCAAGTATTAGAAGTATAGCGAGTGAATTAAAACGACTTTCAGCGCTCACATAGAGCATTTAAGAGCGAGAGTAGGCGATGATATGAGCCACACCATAATACATGAAAGGTCATTGCGAAAACTAAATGTTGTATGTGGGTGCTGAAAGAGAAATGGAGAGATAGGACATGGGACAAACATTAAATGTTGAAATAACTATACCTAAAGGATATGTACTTGTTGATTCAGTTAGGTTACAAGAATTAGAAGAATCTTCATTAGATCCAGTTTGGGATATGAATGATTTAAAACAAAAATTGAAAATGTCGTCAGTTGACACTATCAAAGATAAATTATTGTATAACCCTAAATTTGAAAAAACTTTGAGAAAAGAAGGCATCGCACATTATCCAAACAGAGAGTTTAATCGTTGGAGATTTAATGCTAGAAAAATGAATAGCTTTATTAACGAAAACTTTGAAGCTATACATGGAAAGGAGAGATAACATGAACGGTATTATATCAGTTTTAACATCGATATTAGCAATGTCACTTTCATTCATATTTACAAATGATTTCATTCATTTAACAGTAATCTACTTTGCAACATTCTTCATAGCATACTGTTGGTTTTGGCCTGAATTTTTCAAGACAATAAAAAAGACTGAAAGCAACGGCAATTGCTAACAGTCGAAATATACTTATGTCATTTATCTATATAAGTATACCACCAAAAATAGGAGGTAGACAAGATGTATTACGAAACAGGTACAAGCAAAAGTAAAAAAATCCAATTATTAGGCTTTGATTTCAAAATTAATTTGTACAAACACGACGATAATATAGAGGTCACATTATTAAATGAAAATAACGATTTTATAGATGGTATTCATATCTATGACGAATATGCAGGTATGGCTACTGCGCAAGAAATATTAGAATACTCTGCTTATATATGGATAGAACAGAACACAGATGAAGCAGACAGAATAATGAATCGAGTGATGCAGTGGTGAAGAAACAAAAATTTAAGCGATTAGCCATTGATCTATTAAAAAAAATAGAATGTGAAGGCATGATTATCGAATATATAGATAATACGATTTGGTTTCATCATTCACATGAAAACTATAAAGAAGGCATGGCGAGTATCTACATGTTTAATAACACACATAAAGATACTGAAATACTAGCACGCTATGAACAAGCAAAGAAAGTTATTTCGGGTGAAAGGTTGGTTTGCGATGAATAAAAGTAAGACTAAATATACAAAAGAATATTGCTATATAGTCCATAAAGACGTTGACCATTATGTAGATAATAGACCGACTGACCGTGCACCTAAAGTTGAATACACCGATGATGTGGAAACAGCAAGAAGATTCTTTGAAGAAGACTTTGAAATATTACAAATTGACTGGTCTAAACACGACAAAATTATATGCGAATCAACTCATATAAGAATACACAGAAGTGAGAGGGTTGAATTAAATGAGTGAAACAAAAAATATACATCAACGTATCAATGAAGCTAAGCATTCGATGGAGGGCTTTATTAAAGATAAAGCAGGTTATCAATATAGTTATGTTTCAGGCTCCCAAGTACTACACAAATTAAATCCAGAATTATATAAGCATGGTATTAACATTACTTTTAAAACATCAGATGCAAAATATGAAACTGTAAATGTAGTCGTTAAAGGTAAAGAGAAAACTGAATATGTGGTATCTCTTAATGTACATTACACAATCACTAATACCGACAATTCAGAAGAGAAAATCGAATCTACGATATTCGCTATTGGTCAACAGGATGACCCAAGTAAATCTTTAGGCACTGCTTTAACTTATTCAGAAAGATATTTTTTAATGAAATTTTTCGGATTACCAACTGATGAAGACGATGCAGACGCAAAAGAAAAACAAGATAAGTATTCAAAAGTAGACCCTAAAAATGTTGAAGAACTCGAAAAAGAAATAGAAAAGTTTAGCGAATTAATGAAGTCATTAGGTACAGATGTTTCTATTGAACAAGTTAAAAACCAATTAGATATCACAAATATAAACCAACTAACAAACAATCAAATAGCTGCGTTAATAACTAAATTAAATAAATGGAGTAAACAAGCAATAGAGAAGGAGAATGACCAATGATTAACAGAGTCATATTAGTAGGACGTTTAACGAAAGACCCAGAATTCAGAACAACACCATCTGGCGTAAGTGTCGCAACTTTCACCCTAGCTGTTAATAGAACATTCACAAATGCACAGGGTGAACGTGAAGCAGATTTTATAAATTGTGTTGTATTTAAAAAGCAAGCAGAGAACGTAAATAAATATTTATCTAAAGGTAAGTTAGCTGGTGTTGAAGGTCGTATTCAATCACGTAGCTATGAAAATAAAGAAGGTCAGCGTGTGTTCGTTACGGAAGTTGTCACAGACAGTGTTCAATTCTTGGAACCTAAAAACAACGGACAGGCAAACAACGTTTCTAAAGGACAACAAACAGGCACGAATAATCAACGTTCAAGCAATGATAACCCATTCGCTAATAACAATGGACCTATTGATATTAAAGATGATGACCTCCCTTTTGATTTAGCCTCCATTAAGGAGGCCTGCTAAAAATGAAAGAAGTATGGCGCGATGTATTAGGTTATGAAAATCTTTACGAAGTTAGTAATTACGGAAGAGTTAGAACACATAAAAATAAACAAACATGGTCTAAGCAACATCAATGTTGGCGCAAATGGAAACAGCGTTATTTAAAAAATAAAACACCTAAAGGCAGAGATGTAAGAGTTTCGTTATGGAAGAACGGAGAACACAAAGACTTTCTGGTTCATAGGTTAGTTGCATTTGCATTTATTCCGATAATTCAAGGTAAAGAATGCGTTAATCATATTGATGGTAATCCTAGAAATAACCGAGTGGACAACCTTGAATGGTGTAATTATAAAGAAAATCAAAATCACGCTTTTGAAAATGATTTAGCACACACGAATTTAAAAGTTAAGTTAATTCAAATGAACACAGGTATACAACTAGAGTTTATAAGTATGGCTAGAGCTGATAAATGGTTAGAAAGGTCTACAGGTTATACAAGTGGTCGTATACAAACAGGACATAATACTTTGAACGCAAAAGATAATACTAAATACAAGGTAGAGAAGTTGATTTAAATGGCAATAATTAAAAGTTACATCCAACAAGATGACGGCACAATAACTGCTGTCATCGAGGGTGTAGAACTAACTAATAAAGATTTTCTACTACTTGATAATGGATTAGAAGTTGAATGTGATGTAGATGTGATTGATCCATACAAGATAACAGGTGAACAACGTCGTAAAGTGTTCGCGATGATAAGAGATATATTCGACCACTACGGGCAACCGATGGACTATTTAAGGTATATGTTTCAAAAACAGTTGGAGTTTTTACATGGTTATGAACCGATGTCATTAAGTAATTGTAGTCGAAGACAAGCAAGTGAGTTAATCGAACTTATATTAGATTTTATATGCCAATATGACATACCTATGAGAAAGCAAACGAGCGACCTCATGAGCAATGATAAATACTTTCTATACAAATCTACCATTAACCGAACTTGTGTTATATGTGGCGCTGTAAATGCTGATTTAGCACATTATCAAACAGTAGGTAGTGGACGAAATAGAAACAAAATAAATCATACAAATAATAAAGTATTAGCCTTATGCAGAAAGCACCATACAGAACAACATCAAATAGGCATGAACACATTTAATAGTAAATACCACTTACAAGATAGTTGGGTGGATGTAGACGAAAAATTGAATAAGATGTTGAGAGGTGAGAAACATGGCAACATTTAGAGCGATAAAAGAAAGTGGGAATTTTGTAACTGTCCATAAAAACTTTATCCATGATAATAATCTTACATTTAAAGCGAAAGGAATTTTACTTTATTTATTAAGTAGGCCAGACGATTGGCAAATATACGAGTCGGAAATACTTAAACATACTAAGGACGGCAAAGATAGTTTGAAATCGGGCATTAAGGAACTAGAAGAAGTAGGTTACGTAGCAAGAACTAGAAAACGTAATGACAAAGGACATCTTAATGGATACGAATACTTAGTTTACGAGCATCCTATCCAGAACGGAAATTCCTACCTAGGAAAATCCGACGACGGAAAATCCAACATCGGAGAATCCAACGTCGGAAAAACCGTTAACGGAGAATCCGTCCCTACTAATAATAATAGAACTAATAATGGTTTAACTAATAATAACAATACTAAGAATGACAGTAGTAGTGCACAGCTATCGCCGTTTGATTTCTATCAAGAAAATGGGTTTGGAATGCTTAAACCATATGTAGCGGAACAAATCGGTTATTGGATAGACGACTTTAAAGATAACGGTAACGAAATAGTTATTGAAGCAATGAAAGAATCAGTTAACAACAATGTAACTAGATGGAGTTATGTGAATTCGATATTAAAAGCTTGGTACAACGATGGTGTGATAACTACAGAAGATATACAAGCGAGAAATAATAAGAGAAACAGTAAACAAGATAGCGATTACGACAACAGTCAATACAACGACATATTTTAGGTGGTGTTTGATATGAACGGCTTAGAAAAATCTATTAAACAATCAGGGTTCAGAAATGAATTAATAGAAAATGAATTCGGTTTGATTTGTAACGAATGCAAGAAAAAGTATGACTATTATAAATTTGATAACGGACAAATCGTAAGAGACGGTTGCAATTGTGATAATTATGAATTTCAAAGAGAGCAAAGAAAGGCATTCGCTAAAAAGAAACAAAGAAGAAAAATCGAAAAAATTTATCGAAAGTCTATTATTCCTTATGACTTACAAGAAGCAACGTTTGAAAGTTATGAACCACAAAATGAGAGTCAGGAAAAGTTATTTAATATATGTAAAAGATACGCTGATAAATTCGATATAAACAATAAACAATCTTTATTACTGCAAGGAGATTTCGGTTTAGGAAAATCTCACTTAGCAATGGCAGCACTTAAAGTGATTAAAGCAAATGATCACAGTGTACTTTTTATGGACGTACCACAGCTTCTAACAGCTTATAAAGATACCTATAACAAAGATAGTGAAATGACTGAAAAAGAGTTAGATAAGGTTATTGATGAAGTAGATTTGCTTGTTTTAGACGATTATGGAACAACGGTGAATGATTTTGGTAACCAGAAATTATTTAACTTAATGAATATGCGTAAAGGTAAGCACAATATCATTACAACGAACAACACAGCTAAAGAGTTAACGAAAAATAAAGACTTAGCAAAACAATTTAGCAGAATGATGATGAACGCAACACCGATAAAAGTAGATGGTGATGATTACAGACTGAAAGGATTGGTTTAAATGTTAAAAATACAATACGTAAAAGACTTTTTAGAAGCTCCAAACTTAAGTGATATGTACGCACAGAAGTTCATAGATGGGGCACATGGAGACGAAACAATGTTAAATGAACTTTTATTCTCAGAGAAAGCAAAACGCGCTACAACAGACGCTATTCGTGAGGTGTGCTAAATGGGATTGAGTACAGAATATAGATTAAAACAAAGCAACAGTAATATAACTATCGATGTTATCCCACTAGATAATAATAGAAATCGTGTATTTGGATTGCATAAGTATTTTGGCATAGATGAATACATTATTAGTAACGAGAGATTAGAAGAAATCAAACGCACTTATAGATTAGAGCGTGCAGATCAAACAAGCATATTTGATTATCTATAGGAGTGAATAAATGAAACGTATAGAGCTAATAGTAGATGCACCTATGGCATCACCTAGGCCAAGGTTTAGAAATGTAGGCACATACGTTCAAACTTATATGCCTGCTAAGTATACAAACCATAAGAGAATGTTAAGACAACAGATGCCTTACATGATGATAGATAAACCAATCCGATTAACAATTGAGTTTCATTTTCCATTGCTTAAGTCATGGAGTAAAAAGAAACATGTAGCGATGGTAGGTCAATACAAGAGAACCAAACCAGATATAGATAATCTAATTAAAACTGTATTAGACGCTGCAAATGGTCGTATATGGCAAGACGATAATCAAATAGTAGAGATAAGAAGTTTTAAGAAGTATGCAGAAACTCCAAAAGTGATTATGGAGTTAGAGTATTGGAGTGATTTAAATGAGTGAAGAAACATTCAAGATTAAGTACACAATAGAATATGAAAGGCAGTATACATTTCCTGCAATTGTAGATGAAGAAAATGAAGATATAGAACTTAGAATGGCGAATCATATGTTCACAAACTTAGATGAGTATACAAGTTCGGAATTATTTAAAGATATAGATGAAGTTAGGATTACAGACAGAGGATATTAGGAGGATAAATAAATGGCGTTAAAACGTACGAAAGATAAACATGGAGAAGTGTGTTTTGTACTTAAGTTTGGGAATAATGAAAACTTAATACAAGTAGAAGATTATCAACTAGCTAAAGACTTAGGTATGGCTCATACAACTATTAGAAAACATATTAAACAAGGGCCTGAAAATTTTAAGAAATATATTGAGAAATACGACCGTGCAAAAGGATTACAACGTTTAGCTGTTAAAGACAGAGAACGAGAAGAACGCAGACTAGCAAGAATAGAAGCTAAACAACGTAAGGAACAGAAACGATTGAAGATGATTGAGGATGCGAAGTGTAGAGACCCATACTGGTTTGACATAACTTTGAATCAAATGTTTAAGGGGTGGAGTTAATGAAGATAAGAGACTTAAATTTAGATGATTACGTTATTGTGTATGACATTAGAGGAGTGTTTACAGTACGCGTATGACGAAATCAAAGGAAGAAAAGGAAAGACAATCAATGGAACGTTCATCAAAGAATCAGACTTGTAAGAAAGACATAGTACAGAGGGTTAAGGAAGTGTTGAGGAAATAAAAAAGCCCCAAAAAAGGGACTATTTAATATAAATTATCTTTCAATAAAACTTTGATACCACAGTATAAATTATATATTACGTAATAAACTGCGCCTATAAAGGCAATTACAGCAATAACAATTAAAGTGATTCCTAATGCGTTGTTAGAATTAGATTCACTTAAACCAATTAAACCTACACCTACAAAAATTAGGATATAAGGCAAGATGTGATAAGCTAAAGACTTTTTAGCGTGAGTAGAAACAGGTTTGTTGGCTAAGATCCATACAATAATAGGGAATAGGATTGGCGCAAAAAACACACTAAAATATGATAATGCAGCTAGTATTTTTTCTGATTGTGTTGATTGATTGTTCATATAAATGTCTCCTTGTTAGTTATTAATAAGAACAATATCAAATAAATGTATTTTCGTAAATATTAATTAAATAATATAACAAATTTGTTATAAGGACGGTGATACCATTCAATACCTAATACGCACACTAACAGATTCAACTGGTCACACTTTCACTCACGTTACACAAGCACGAGAAAACGAAACGTTTACTTTGGTTGAGGCAGATAGTAAGGAAGAGGCTGAGGAAATAATTAAGAGTAAAGAAGAACTTGAATTACGTATGGTTACAAGATGGGATACAGATTAAATGCATATATAAGAAAGGACAGTGAGTTAATGAAACGTATATTTAAAACATTATTAATCTTAGCGCTATACGAACTAAGTAAAGCAATCACATATGAACTCGTTGTAAGAAAACAGGCAAACGATATCGTAGTACAACCTGGTTACGATGAAGTAGATGCATGGAAGAAATATTAAGGAGGATAATAATATGTGGGTAATTCTAACCTTTGTATTCAGTATAGTAATCATAGCGTTAATTATTAGTTTAATTGTATTGAATGACAGAAAGAACGAGAAGATATTTAACCTATCTAAACAAAATATATTACTACAACAAGAGATTAAGAGAGAGCTTAATAGTAAGACATATAAAGAACCTAAAAAATTAAGTAAGTCATTACGAGAGAGATCACAAATGAAAAAGTATAACACTGATAACATACATACTCATGAATAATATGTAGATGAATCAGATGTACACAATAACCTGAATAGATAGCAAATGGAGGAATTGGATGTATAGTGAATCAGAGGTAAGAGAATTAATTACAGGGTACTATTGGAGAACTAATCTAATTGAAGACCAAGTGTATGAGTATGATAGTACATCTACTGCACAATATGGTATTGAATCTGTTATGCCTAAAGCACAAGGAGGAACTGGAGATAAGGTTTTGATTAGAGTAATGATGAATGACAAGAACAATAGGCAACTTAAGAAATTGATATCAGAAACTTCTTTTGTGGATGAGCATGAACATAAGGTTAGTAATCCTAAGAATTACCATTTGCTTCAGTTATTAAAGAGAGGGGAAAAGGTAAGTACGATTGAAAGGCTATTAGATATTAGCGAACGTAATATATATAACCGTATTAAACAGATAGTTAAAGTTTATATGGAAGCACAATTATAGTATGCAGAAAATGCAGAGATTGCAGGCTTTGCAGGTAATTATGTATTACACTGAATCATGATATATAATATCAATATACGCTAAGTTCCAGTGATTTATTATAACTAAACAATACTATATTATATCGAGACACATCCATTCCGCGGGTGTGTCTCTTTTTGTTGTAGAGATTAATAGTAAGGGAGTGAATAAGTATGAGGATAGTAGTTGTGTACGGTGCACCAATGAGTGGTAAGACGACATACGTTAATGAAGTTATGCAGGATACCGATTTAGTATTCGATTATGATGCATTAACGCAAGCAATAACGAATAGTCAGTATCAACAACATAATGATAGTGCACATAAGTTAGTCATGGACATAAGAAACAAGATGATAGACCACGCTAAACAAATAACAGAGGGTACACTTTACCTTATTACGACTTACTTATCTTACATGCTACAAGACAAGGTGGAGACACACTTTAATACACAGTACAAACAAATGGATACATCTCTAGAAGCGTGTAAGCGAAGGTTAAGCGTTAGTGGTAGACACAATAAGCAACACGTTATGCAAGTGATACATGAATGGTATGGCAAGTATATATACAACAAAGGATTAATAGATAGTGATGAGCTAACAAAGGAAACCAAGAGGTTATACAAGTCTAAAGACTGGCATACATTGAGACACATGGCATTAGAAAGAGACAATCATTTGTGTCAAATGTGTTTAAGGAAACATAAATATACAGATGCTGAGTTAGTTCATCATATCATTTATGTTAAAAGTGATTTTCAAAAAGCTCTAGATTTAGATAATCTCATGTGTGTTTGTTCGAAGTGTCACAATAGAATTCATGCGAAAGATGAAGAGGAAGTTTTTACAACAGAAAATGTAGAAAGAAAAGTGCGAACGATAAAACTTTGATGCCCCCTGGTTTTTGTTTTGAGAAAAAGAAATAAAGAGACCGCGGACAGTTGAAGCGTTCGCAACACAAACGATTTTTTCATGAAAGGGGGGTAAAGGTTGGAATTAACAAAAAAGCAATTAGTCAGTTATATCGATGGTTATCAAACTTCAGATGATATCTTAATAGATCTCTATTTAGAGACTTATAAATTTTATTGTCGATTAAGAGATGAACTCGAAGAGTCTCAGCTTATGTATGAACATACGAATAAAGCAGGCGCTACGAATTTAGTTAAAAACCCATTAAGTATTGAATTAACGAAAACGGTTCAAACGCTAAATAATTTATTAAAGTCATTAGGATTAACCGCAGCACAAAGAGAAAAAATTGTTGAATCAGAGGAGGACGGTTTTGGTGACTATTAAAGTATTGAATAAACCTTCACCTAAATTGCTCACCACATGGTATGCGCAACAAGTCGTTAGAGGTAATATTACGGCGAATGAATACGTTAGAAAAGAATGCCAAAGGCATTTAAATTACCTCAAAAATGATAATCATCGGTGGGAATTTGATGAAGAAAAAGGACATAAACCAATAAGATTTATCGAAAAGTTCTGTAAACCTTCGAAAGGCGAATACGGACAACTCATATTACAACCATGGCAACATTTTATTATTGGTTCTTTGTTTGGTTGGGTAGATAAAGAAACACGTTTACGACGCTTTAAAGAAGGCGTCGTTTTTGTTGGGCGTAAAAATGGTAAAACGACTTTGATATCAGGTTTAACAACTTATGGTGCTTCAGAAGATGGCGAACCCGGGGCAGATGTTGTTCTACTAGCTAATGGTATGAAACAAGCTCGATTATTATTTGATGAATCAACCAAGATGATAAAAGCTTCACCTAAATTAAATAAAAATTTCAGACCAAGAAGAGATGCCATATATTACGATAAAACAAATTCGAAAATCGAACCCCAAGCAGCAGATAGTGAGAAGTTAGATGGTTTAAATACACATATTGGTGTGTTTGATGAAATCCATGAATACAAAGATTATAAATTGATTTCTGTTATAAAAAACTCTCGACAATCAAGAAAGCAGCCTTTACTAGTTTATATTACAACTGCGGGTTATCAGTTAGATGGTCCTTTAGTTGATATGGTTGGCGCTGGTGAAGATACTTTAAATGGTGTGGTTGAAGATGAACGTACTTTTTATTTCTTAGCTTCTTTAGATAAAGAAGATGATTTAGATAATCCAGAAAATTGGGCGAAAGCAAATCCCAATTTGGGTGTATCGATTGATTTAGAAACGATGAAAGAGGATTGGGAAAAAGCGAAGCGCGTTCCAGCGGAACGTGGGGATTTTATAACGAAACGCTTTAATATATTTGCGAACGATGATGAAATGAGTTTCTTAGACTATGAAACACTTAAGAAAAATAATAAAGTCATTGATTTAGAAGAACTCAAAGGGAAACCTTGTACGATTGGTTATGATTTATCTGAAACACAAGATTTCACTGCGGCTTGCGCTACTTTTGCCTTAGATGATGGTAATATTGCGGTTATTTCACATTCATGGGTACCAGAAGAGCGCGTTAAATACGCTAATGAAAAAATACCCTTTAGAGAATGGCAAGAGGAAGGTTACTTAACAATAACACCTGGACAATACGTTGATTACCAACAAGTTTATGATTGGATTACAGAAATGAATCAATATTATCCTGTTGAAAAGATAACGTATGACCGTGCGAATGCTTTTAAACTCAATCAAGAATTAAAAAACTATGGTTTTGAAACAGAAGAAACAAGACAAGGCGCGATTACTTTAAGTCCAGCTTTAAAAGACCTAAATGAGTTGTTTTTAGATGGCAAAGTTATTTTTAATAATAACCCAATGATGCGTTGGTATATCAATAATGTTCAATTAACTAAAGATCGTAATGATAATTGGTTACCAACGAAACAAAATCGCTATCGTAAAATTGATGGTTTTGCAGCGTTATTAAATACTTACACTGACATTATGAATAAAGTGGTTACAGACACAGGTAATGGCAATATTGAGTTTATTAGTATGAAAGAATTACTGAGTTAGGAGGTGAAGGCAATCGCTAAACAAAATTTACTCAGTAAGATGAAACAAAAATTGATAGATAATTGGGTAGACCAAAGCAGGCAAAAGCTTTACGACTTTTCGCCTTGGCGTAATAAAAACTTTTGGGGTGTTATTAATAACACTTTAGAAACCAATGAAACGATATTTGCGGCTATTACTAAATTATCTAATTCAATGGCTAGTATTCCTATCAAGCTTTATAAAAATTATGAATCAGTAACCAATGATATTTCTTTACTCATTACAGATACGCCGAATGGCTCAATTAGTAGTTTTGATTTCATTAATCAAATTGAAACATGTCGAAATGAAAAAGGGAATGCTTATGTATTAATCGAACGTGATATTTATCATCAACCCAATAAATTATATTTAATTAATCCAGATGTCGTTGAAATACTAATTGAAAATACCTCAAAAGATGTTTATTACAGTATCCACGCAGCTACAGATAATAAATTAATCATTCACAATACAGATATGATGCATTTCAAACATATTGTGGGTTCTAATATGGTTCAGGGCATTAGTCCTGTTGATGTATTAAAGAATACAACTGATTTTGATAATGCTATTCGAAATTTCAATCTAAAAGAGATGGAGAAACCTGAATCATTTGTACTTAAATATGGAACTAATGTTTCACCTGAGAAAAGAAAAGAAGCTGTTGATAATTTTAAAGAGTTTTATAAAGAAAATGGCGGGGTTTTATTCCAAGAACCCGGGGTTGAAATTGATCCATTAAATAAAAATTATGTATCTGAAGATATTGTAGCTACTGAAAATTTGACCAGGGAACGTATTGCGAATGTATTTCAGATACCATCGGTATTTTTAAATGCGAATAATGCGATGACCTTTAAATCAAATGAAGAACTCGACCGTTATTATTTACAACACACGTTACTACCTATCATTAAGCAGTATGAGGAAGAATTTAATCGAAAATTATTAACTAAATATCGCCGAACAATGGGTTACTACTTCAAATTTAACGTTAAATCGTTCTTGCGTGCAGATAGTAAAACACAAGCTGAGGTTTATTTTAAAGCTGTACGTAGTGGCTATTATACGGTTAACGATATTAGGTCATGGGAAGATTTACCACCTGTTGAAGGTGGCGATGTTCCGTTAATCAGTGGTGACTTATATCCAATTGATACACCACCAGAACAAAGACACACATCGAAAGGGGGTGATAATCATGAACAAGACAAAAACTTACTTTCAGATGAACAAAAAGACCCAGAATAAAGGTGAAATTTATATTTATGGTGATATTGTTTCAAGTAAATGGGATGAAACAGATGTAACCGCTGTCGATTTTAAAAACGAACTCAATCAACTTGGTGATGTATCTGAGATAGATGTGCATATCAATTCAGCAGGTGGTAATGTTTTTGAAGGTCATGCGATATACAACATGTTAAAAATGCATAAAGCCAAAGTGAATATTTATGTCGATGCCTTAGCGGCATCCATCGCAAGTGTTATCGCAATGAGCGGTGACACTATTTTTATGCACAAAAATAGCTTTATGATGATTCATAACTCTTGGATTATGACCTTAGGTAATTCGAAAGACTTACGACAAACGGCAGATTTATTAGATAAAACAGACCAATCAAGTAATAACGCTTATTTAGATAAAGCGACGAACTTATCTGAAGAAGAACTTAAACAATTGCTTGAAGCTGAAACTTGGTTAACGGCAGATGAAGCATTAGAAAAAGGACTAGCAGATGAAATATTAGGCGCAAGTGAAATAGCTGCCAGTATTTCAAAAGATAGTTATCAAATGTTTAAACACGTGCCTGAAAACATTGAAAAAGATGTTGATAAAATTACAACTGTTTCAGATATTCAGGCAGATAATACGGTTGAAACACCTCGAGAAACGATGACACAAGTGGAAAAAGAATCAAGAGAAATAATAAAACAAAATGCAGAAAATTTAAAATTACTTTATAAATAGAAAGGAGACATATTTATGTCTACATTATACGAGTTAAAACAATCTCTAGGAGAAGTAGGAGAACAATTAAAAAATAAAAATAACGAGTTATCTCAAAAAGCTGGTGACCCAAATGTGGAGTTTGAACATATCAAACAATTAGAAAAAGACGTAGGTATTCTACAACAAAGATACGATATTCTTGAGAAACGTAAAGATGAGGTGCAACAAAAACAGTCAGAAAAAGCACAAAAAGATATGGAAAAAACTTCAGTTTATCAAACCTTAAGTGAAGATGATAAAAAAGTTAAAGCAAAAGCTGAGTTTTATCGTCATGCTTTATTACCAAATGACTTTGAAAAACCATCTCAAGAAGCACAACGTTTATTACATGCTTTACCGACAGGTAATGATACAGGTGGAGACAAATTCTTACCAACGACATTGTCTAATGAATTAGTCTCTGAACCATTTGCGCGTAACCAATTACGTGAAAAAGCACGTTTAACTAACATTAAAGGATTAGAAATCCCACGTATTTCATATACGTTAGATGATGATGAATTTATTACAGATGAAGAAACTGCCAAAGAAATGGCGTTAAAAGGCGATACAGTGAAATTTAGCCCACATAAATTTAAAGTCTTTGCTGCTGTTTCAGATACCGTTATTCATGGCTCAGATATCGATTTAGTTAATTGGGTAGAAAATGCGTTACGTTCAGGATTAGCTGACAAAGAACGTAAAGATGCCTTTGCCCTAAGTCCTAAAAATAGTATCGAACACATGTCATTCTATAATACGGGCGTGAAAGAAGTGCCTGGTGAAGATATATACGAAGCTATTGTTAATGCAATTGCTGACTTACATGAAGATTATCGCAGTAACGCTACAATCTATATGAGATATATTGATTATGTAAAAATTATCAAAATCTTATCAAATGGCACAACAAATTTCTTCGACACACCAGCTGAAAAAGTGTTTGGTAAACCTGTCGTGTTTACAGATAGCGCAGTTAACCCAGTCGTGGGTGATTTCAATTACTTCGGCATTAACTATGATAATACGACATTTGATACGGACAAAGATGTTAAAAAAGGTGAATACTTATTCGTCTTAACTGCTTGGTATGACCAACAACGTACATTAGATAGTGCGTTCCGTATCGCTAAAGTTGATGGTGGTTCTGAAGACACGAATACACCCTAACAAGCCCCAAAAGGTAGAAGTAGAGACGAGAGCAAAATCCGTCTCTATTTCTGCTGAATAGGGGTGGTTTTGATGAATCAAAATGAATTATTACGCATCAAAAGATGGTTAAACATAGATTATGACATCGAAAATGATACGTTAGAAGATATGATTCTAAGCGCTAAGTCTGAATTAAGTTTAAGTGGTGTGCCTCAGTACGATCATAGTGATGAGGCATATCCTTTATATTGCCAAGCGATTAATTATATTGTTTCGCGTGATTATGAGACTCGTGGCTTTGTTGAGTATGAACGCGATAATAAAGGATTTAATGACAGAACCTTACAATCATTTATTCTTAAGTTGAAAGTTTGGTGATTTAAGTGCAATTTAAAAACTTTAATACGTACTTAACTTTTTATGACATGGTTAAAACAGGCCCTTACCCAGATGATTTAGAAGAAAAAGAGGTTTATAGTTGTAAAGTTGAAAAATATGATAATTCCATTAAAGACAGACAAGTTCTAACGACAAACGGTAAAACCCAAGGTTTTACATTTATAATGAGAGACGCTCAACGACAATTTATCCCGAGTTATCAACATACAATTAAAGTGAAAGATTATCGATTTGAAACACAACTATTTAACATATACGACATTCGATTTGATAAACCAAAAGCAGGTTATATTACGGTGGTGGTAGCTGAAAATGAGCAAACCTAAAATTAATGGTATATACGATATAAAGCTTGAAGGTGAAAAAGAGATAATGAAAAAGATGGAAGCAAAATTTGGTGAAAAAGCGATGCAAACAAAGAATGATAAAGCTTTAATTGAAGCATCTGAATTTTTAAAACAAGAGTTGAAACATCAATTTGAAGATTTTAAAGATACAGGGGCGACCATACAAGAAATGAAACGAGGTAATCCTGAAACGGTTGCTGGTCAAAGACGGATTATGATTCATTGGGAAGGCCCTAAGGAAAGAAAAAATATCATTCATCTTAATGAACATGGCTATACACGTAATGGTAAAAAGTATACACCTCAAGGTTACGGTGTCATTGCCAAAACATTAGATGCATCACAAACCAAATACCGTGGCATCATTCGAAGAGAGTTGAACAAAAAGTGAATATACTCAATTATATTAAGAATATCATTATTAACGACCCTATACTTGCATCAGAAGTAAACAACCGCATTTATTATTACGAAGTAACAGAAGTGGATGATACGAGTGATGCGTTTGTCGTTTTAACCCCGATATTAGATCGCCCGAGCACATATGTTTCTGATAAATATCTATCGGAAACTTATTTTTTTCAAGTCGATGTTGAAGCCTATAATCATCAACAAACGATAGACATAACCAAACGGATTCGTTATTTACTATCAAATGAAAATTTAAATCAAGCATCATCACAATTAGATGACTATTTTAAATCAACACAAAGGTATGTGATGTCACGAAGATATCGTGGCATACCTAAAAATCAATATTACAAAGGTGAACGTGTCGAATAGATGCGTTCTTTTTAATTCAAGGAGGAAAAAATTATGGCAGTAGTAGGATTTGAAAAAGTACACGTAGGTATTTTTGATGAAGATGAAAAAATTAAGAAATTAATGACATGGAAAGATGAACACGGTGGTACAGTTAATCTTAATATTTCAGGATTAGCCCCTGAAAAAGTTGAAATGCGTGCTTCAAATAAGACCGTATGGTCTAAGAAACAAGGAACAGGCGAAGTTCAATCAGAACTTGATTTATTTAACGTGCCAGATAAAGATTTAGACGCCGTTTTAGGTCGTGATATGGATGATAACGGTACTTCATGGGTTGGTGAAGATTCTCGTGCGCCGTATGTCGCATTAATTGGAGAGTCTGCCGATTTACTATCAGGTGACCCTGTTTATTGTGCGTTAACTAAAGGGACAATGAGCCTTGAATCAATCGAATGGAAAACAACGGCGAAAGAAGAAGAAGAGCCAGAACCACAACAACTCACAGGTGATTGGATTGCGCGCACAATCGACGGTAATTCACGTATTTATGGTTACCACGTTGGTAAAAAAGGCGCAGATGAATTATTCAAAAGTGTGTTCCCTGGTTATGAAGACGTTAAAGATGATGATTCGGACAATAGTAATGAAGATTCAAACGATAACGAAGCAACAGAAACACCCTAAGGCGCCCCAAAATGTAGGAGTAACAGCTAAAAGTAAGTCGGCTGTTATTTCTGCAGAATAGGGGTTTTTATATTAAATTACTAGGAGGCTATTAAATGGCAGATATTTTAAAAATTTATAAAGATGATGAAGTAGTCGCAAGTGCTGAACGTGGTGAAGATGGCAAGGCTAACGTTACGATTGAAGGTCTGGACGCAGACACAGAATATGAAGCAGGCACGTATCAAGCTGCTTTTAGTAACGATAACGGCGAATCTGATAAAACAGAGGTACCAGGATTTAAAACAAATCCAATTAAAGTAACAGGTGTTTCCCTTGATAAAGAAAGTTTAACGCTAAATGTCGGAGATACAGAAACCATTCGACCAACGGTTGCGCCATCGACTGCGACTAATAAAGGTGTAGCTTATGCATCATCCAATAGAGATGTAGCTACAGTAAATGAAGACGGTACAATTACAGCGATTGCAGATGGTACTGCTAACATTGAAGTTACTACCGAGGATGGCAATAAAAAAGCGACATGTGCCGTCACAGTAGAAACTGAAGAAGAACCTGCACCAGAAGAACCCGATAATGTAGAAGTAGAAGCAAATGAAAACGATGCAGATGTATCAGCAGAATAAATAAATGAATAAACAAGGCGACTTCGGTCGCCTATTTTTGTATACAAAAATAATTAACTTTAAGGAGACAATAACATGATCAAATTTGAAATTAAAAACCAAGAAACAGGTAAAGTAGAAAGCTATTCCAAAGACGTTATTACGATGGGAGAAGCAGAGCGTTTTTATGAATGGATGGAAATCCGCGAAAAAGAAGTGAATAAAGAAAAACCGGATATGAAAAAAGTGAGAAAAATGGAACGTGATTACTTAGTTAGTTTGTTTGAAAAACAAGGATTAACAGAGGAGGACGTTTTAAACAACATGGGTACAAAAACATATTCTCATGTATTAGGTGAAATATTTCGAGAAATCAGCGGCGAAGATGAAGCAGATTCAGAAGATGAAACAAGCCAAGAGGGAAAGACAGAAGAACAAGCTCAATAAAAGAAATTTTATCCTGGTTTAGAAAGGCTTATGAATTTTGTATGAAAAACTTTGGCTGGACTTTAACAGAAGTTAAAGAACAACCTTACTTAGAATTATTTGCGTTTCTAACTGGCAATGATAACCAAGATAAACAAAAAAACAAATCTAAAAAAGAACAAGAAGTTATTAAAGGTAAGGACTTAATCAAACTATTCGGTGGATAGGTAAGAAGGGAGGTACATATAATTGGAAAATATTCAAGGTTACGCGATAAAGAACACCATGGATAATACGGGCGTGGAACAAGGCATGAAAGGTCTTAAACGCCAAATGGGTGTACTGAGTTCAGAAGTTAAAGCAAATATGTCTAGTTTTGGGAAAGGTGAGAAGTCTGTACAAAAGTACCAGACGCGTATTGAAGGACTTAACAATAAAATGAAAGTCCAAAAGAAAATGTACGATCAATCTAAAACCAATTTAAATGACGTTAAAAGCGCTTATGAAAAAGCATCGAACAGTATTAAACAACAAGAACAAAAAGTTAAAGCGCTTGCCGAAGCACATAAGAAACAAGATGATGCGATGCGCAAATCTAATCAAGAAATGAAAAAATCTAATAAGGAATTAGATAATGCTAAAGCTAAACAATCTGTATTAAGTGCTGAAAAGGCTAAAGCTAAAACCAAATTAGATGAGTTACGTTCGGCAGAAAGACGCTTAAAAGAATCAGGTAAGGCTTCTACGGAGCAGATTAAGCAAGCATCTAATGCGACGAAACAACAACGTGAAGTCCATCAAAAATTAATTGCGAGTCATAAAGAAGAAACGGCTAATGTTAAGAAGTTAACACAGTCTCATAAAGGCATTACAGAAGAAAATAAAAAGGTTAAAGCTTCTTATAAACAGTCTAATGACGCAGTAAAAACAGCTGAAAAAGAATATGACAAACTTTCTAAAACGATTAAAGATTATCCGAAAGATTTAGCCAAAGCTGAAAAAGCTGTGAATAATGAAAAAGCTTCGATGAACGGCTTACAAAAAAATATTAATAAAGCTGAACAAGAACTAAAGCAAATGAACAAACAACAAATGGTCGCTAATAGCTCATTCACAAAACAAGCTGACCATTTAGATAAAATGTCAGAGAAGTATGGCAAAATGTCCCAAAACATGCGTTCAGTGGGACGTAATATGTCTATGTATGTAACAACGCCGATTGCTGGCGCTATGGGTTATGCTGGTAAATTAGGTGTTGAATTTGATGACGGTATGCGTAAAGTACAAGCCGTCTCAGGCGCTTCGGGTAAAGATTTAGACGCGTTGAAAGCGAAAGCACGTGAAATGGGCGCAACAACTAAATTTAGTGCGACAGATAGTGCAGAAGCTATGAACTACATGGCTATGGCTGGTTGGAAAACGCAAGATATGATGGGTGGCTTGCCTGGTATTATGGATTTAGCTGCTGCATCAGGTGAAGAATTAGGCACTGTTTCTGATATTGTTACCGATGGTTTAACGGCATTTGGACTAGAAGCTAAAGATAGTGGTCATTTTGCGGATGTTCTAGCGTCAGCTAGTGCGAATGCCAATACAAATGTTCAAATGATGGGTGAAGGTTTTAAATATGCGGCTCCCGTAGCAGGTGCCTTAGGTTATAGTATCGAAGATACTTCAACAGCAATTGGATTAATGAGTAATGCAGGTATTAAAGGCGAAAAAGCTGGTACAGCATTACGTACGATGTTTACGAATCTTTCAAAACCAACTGCAGCTATGAAAACGAAGATGGATGAACTTGGTTTATCTATCACAGATAGTAACGGTGAAATGTTACCAATGCGTGATGTTATAGATCAGTTGAGAGATAAATTTAGTGGTTTATCTAAAGACCAACAAGCTGCAACTGCAAGTACAATATTCGGTAAAGAAGCAATGAGTGGTGCATTAGCTGTTATTAATGCTTCTCAAGAAGACTATGACAAACTAGCTAATTCTATTGATAACAGTGAAGGTTCAGCTAAAAAAATGGGTGACACAATGGAAAAAGGCTTAGGTGGTAGTTTAAGAGAATTAAAGTCAGCTGCCGAAGAGCTTGGGTTATCTGTTTTTGAAACTATTCAACCTGCTTTATCTGGCATGGTTGGTGGTTTGAAATCAACGGTCGATTTCTTAAATGATTTACCTAAAGGCGCAAAAATAGCTAGTGTCGCTATTGCAGGTGTTGCAGCAGCGATTGGTCCCGTAACGTTAGGCGTGGGGCTATTATTAAGAGCAGTTCAAGCAGCAGCTGGAGGCTATGCACAACTTAACAGACGTATGGCTGAAAATTCTGCAGAAGCTGTGATTAACGCTGGGGCAACAAAAGCGAATGCAGGCGCAATTGCTGCGTCAGGCAAGAGCGCTAAAGGTTCTGCAGGTTTATTTGGACGTTTTGGTAAATCAACAGGTAAAGCAGCTGGAAAAGTTAGTTTATTAGGTCAAGCGAGTAAAGTTTTAGGTAATGGTATTAAAATTTTGGGCGGTCCCATTGGCTGGATTATTACAGGTGTTACGTTATTAGGTGGCGCGTTTACTAAAGCTTATAATAATGTGGATTGGTTTAAAAAGGGCATTGATGGGTTACTTGATGTTGTTAGAACATTTGGTGGCGGTGCTATTGATCAACTTAAAAACTTAGGTGGTTGGTTCTCGAAAACAGGAAGTAAAATCAAAGAAACTTTCTTCGATGAAATGAAACAAGGCTATAAAGACCTTGACGATGACGATTTATTAAAACAAGCTGGCGATGGCTTTAAAAAATTCATGGATAAAGTTGGTACAGCATCAGATAAAGCAACCGATACAACTAAAGTTTTAGGCAAAGGCGTTTCTAAAGAAACTGAAAAAGCGTTAGACAAATATGTGAAGTATTCAGAAGAAACGACACGCATTTTATCAGATATTAAATTAAATCACGGTAAAATCACAGATGATATGCGTGAACAACTTGAAACATCCGTACGTAAAGGCGGAGAAGAAGCCTTAAAACAAACGAAAAAGCATAACCAAAAAATGACTGATGAATTGAAAGATATGCTTGAAAATAGCGAAGCTTTTACGGCTCAAGAAAAGCAAGATATGATTCAAAAGAATCAAGAAGCATCTAATGAAAAAGTTAGACGACTTGAACAGCTTAACCAAGAAATCGAAGAATTAGAATTAAAACAGTTTAATGATGGTAAACTTACAGCGCAAGAAGAAAAAGATTTAAAAGCTAAATTAGATGAACGTAATAATATTACGACGGAAGCTTTAATTAAAGGTCAAAAAGAACAACAAGCGATATTATCAAGAATGAATGCGAATACTGGTGCTATTGATACGCAAGAAGCAAGTGACGCTATTAAAGATTCTGTTAAGGCTGAGAAAAAAGCAAAAAAAGAGGCTAAAAAACAACGTGATAAAGATGTCATTCAAGCTGATGATTTACTTGCTTATGGCGAAATTGATCAAAAAGAACATGATAAGCGTATTGGAGAAATTAAAGATGCTTATGATGAAGCTATAGAAACTGCTGAGGGAAAAACGGAAGAGATACGCAAGTCTGTTAAAAAGAACAATAAAGATATAACAGATGATATGGATATGACAACAGGCAAGGTTTATTCTAATTCTGAAAAACAATGGAATAAATTTACTGGTGATATGTCAGATGCGTTTTCTGAAATGGGCAAGAACTACAACAAATTCAAAGAAAACATGAGTGATGTAGGTGGTTCTATTTCAAGCTTTTTTACTGATGATAGTATTTGGCAAGGAATTAAAAATGGCGTTTCTGGTTTAGGAGAATGGTTCTCTGAACAAGGCCAAGAATTTGGGGGCGCACTTCATGATGGTTGGAACATTGCCATAGAAAACGGTGGCGATTTATGGAAGTCTTTAACTAGCTGGCTTGGTGAAAAATGGGAGGATACGAAAACATGGTTTTCTCAAAAAGGTCAGAGTATCTGGTCAAATATCAAAATAGGTTGGAATAACGGACTAGAAACAGGTGGTGATCTCTGGTCATCAATTACTAATAAACTCGGTGAAAGTTGGGAAAATACCAAAGGCTGGTTTAGTGAAAAAGGCCGAAATATTCAACAATCATTCAAAAATGGTTGGAATTCTGCTTGGGACACAGCAGGTGATATTTGGGGCAAAGTAACGAAAGGCGTATCTGATACCTGGGAAAATGTGAAGACATCAACCCGTGACAAACTCGAAGAAGCTAAAGAAACAGCGACGACTAAAACACGTGGTATTTGGAAAAATACATCTAAATGGTTTGGCGATACTTACAATTCAGCGAAAGACAAAGTAACAGGTGTTTATACTAAAACGCGTGATAAATTTACAGACGCTGCAGGTAAAGTGTGGGATAAATCCAAATCAGCATATGATGGCACGAAAAAATGGTTTGGTGAAACTTATGAGAAAGCCAAAACCAAAGTGACAGGTGTATATAACCAAGCGAAAGGTAAATTTAGCGATACCGCTAGTACAGCTTGGGATAAGTCGAAATCAACGTGGAAAGGCACAAGCAAATATTTCGGTCAAACTTATGGTTCTGTTAAAACAAATGTAAGTAATATGTGGGGTAAAGCCAAAACAAGTTTCGGTAATATTGCTGGTGAAGGCTGGAAAAAAGCGAAGTCTGTTTATAAAGGTTTCAAAAAATGGTTAGGTGATACACTACAATGGATTAAAGATGTCGGCGCCGATATGGGTAAAGCTGCAGGCGATTTAGGAAAAAAAGTTGCTAACAAAGCTATTGGCGGTTTAAATGGCATGATTGGCGGCGTGAACAAAATATCTAAAGCGATTACGGGTAAAGATAAACTCATTAATACGATTAAACCTTTATCAACTGGAACTTATGATGGGTCATCACTTACAACTGATTCGAATGGTGGTTTAAGACAACCAATGGTTGCGATGGTTAACGATAAAGGACCAGGTAATGGACCAGGTGGACGTACACAAGAGCTCATTCAACGTAAAGATGGTTCAATCGATGCCCCACAAGGCAAAAATACGGTTGTTGGGCTAGGCAAAGGTGACGGTGTTATTAATGCTAGACATACGCACAAACTTCAAGAACAAGGGATAATACCTAAACGCTTATCAACGGGTACAGGAACTAAAATACCTCGTTTCTCTAAAGAAAACAAAAAAGATTGGTACGAAGATATTATCGATGGTGCAGCTAATATAAGTAAAAAGGTGAGCGGTAAAATATCTGATGGTTATCACAGTGCGAAAAAAGCAGGTAGTGATGCCAAAGATACTGTTGAAGATTTAGGAAGTAAAGGTTTAGAAAAAGTTAAAGATGGTGCATCATGGCTTGGCGATAAAATCGGAGATGTTTGGAAATATGTTAAACATCCTAGTAAATTAGTGAATAAAGTTATGGATAGTATAGGCATCAACTTCGGGGGCGGCGATAACGCTACCGTTAATTTAGTTAAAGCTGCCTATAAAAACTTAAAAACTTCATTGGTAGATAAAGTGAAAGACTGGTTTACAGAAGCTGAAGGTGGCGATGGTGACGCTAGTTGGTTGCCATGGAACAATATCTTGCAAACATTTGGACACTACACTAGTGGACTTATGTTCAATGGTGGTCGACACTATGGTGTTGACTTCGGTATGCCAACGGGTACTAAAATTAAGGCTTTAACCGACGGTAAGATATCACAAGCAGGTGCAGTTGCTGGTGGCGGTGGTAATCAAATCACACTTGATGAGCCTGGTGGCAAATGGTATCAGTGGTACATGCATATGAGTAAAATCATTGCTAAAAAAGGACAAAAA